CCTTGAATGCCTTGGATGCCTCGCAATGCAAGTAATTGTTCAGCGGAGAAATCATCGTGTGTGAATGACGATCCTTGAATGCCAACGCCGGAAATGGTTAATTTTATAATTTCGTTATTGTTAATAATTAATTTCATTTTGTAATTGCCTCCACAAATTCAACTTTGCCACGTAATATTGAAAAAGAATCGATGGTAATATCGATGTTTATTTGATATTCACCAACAGTATATTTAATGTCTTTTGTTGCGCTGCCCGGTATATTCAGATCTATTTTATTATCACCAATCAATGTCAGATAATTTGAGCAGTCCAAAATCAAAGCGTCGCTTCTAGTGCGCATTTGCATTTTGAGCGAATAATCACCTAAATCATAACTTGTATTATCATCGTTCTGAACCTCAATCGATATATGGTAACTCGATCCCTTTTCAATTGTTATATCGTAAATTCCTGATTTCATAGTATTTGTGCCTATGTGTTATGTAATAAATTAACGTATTTAATGTGAACCATGCCACAGCCTGCCGAGTAGTTTTCTGTCGGATCATTGTCAACACCAATTGCACTGGCTGTTGCGTCAACAATTGTGCCGCCACTTGTCGGACGATAGCCGTTGCCAATGTGAGCGCCTGCACCTTGACCAAAATCTTGCCCACCCAATAAAATTGCATCTCCGCCATAATCAGCAGCACTTCCGCTGATTGCTTTGTTTTGACTGATACTAGCATCAAACAGAGTGCCGTTAATTTCAAAAACATAATAACCATTATTGGTCAACACTGTGCCGCCAGTTCCACCGGAATAATTAACAGCACCAATTTCTACAGTTCCATCACCTTTGCCGCCATCACAAACAATGTTGATGGTTGATGAATTGATGGTTGTCGGTGATCCGTTTGTGGCGGTAGGTGTAACCCAAGATCCCATACTTGCTTCCCCGATTCCATTCAGTCCACCCACACCAGTTGTGATCGTTAATACATCACCTTTAGTGACTGAATAAAATCCATCAATGCTTGCACCATCGCCGCCGCCGATTGTTCTTGCCGAGCCAGTATAATTTGCATTCCTGAACCCAGTGAGTCCGCCACCACCTGCGCCGATTGCGTAAATATTCAAAAGACCAGTGATTGGTGCGATCCATTGATATGAAGTGACATTGATCAGCTTCCATTCCCACGGCAATTGAATCACCTCTGCAACTTCTGGCAGGTTCTGCCATGTTGGTGGCTGTGTTGAACCGTTAGCTGTTAGCACTTGACCATTCGCCGCACCTGCTTGATCCATATCAAGTGAGTTCAATTCAGAATCATTTGCGGTTGTGTCTGGTATGTCATCCCAATTCGAATCCATCTCGGCAAATGTCAATGGTCGCCCCAGTCCTGCCCTTTTAATAATTGCCATAATATATCCTTTTTAGATTAAATATTGACCGTCCTGATCCATGTAGTGCGTGTCGCAATATTCACGCGATACCACTTGGATCAAACCGCTCTGATCTGTTTCAATACTCAAGATCAAAAACCTGCGCACACGATCAAGTATCGAATGATCAATTGAGATCACATCGCCCACTTCAAGATGTGCATTTTTGATACTGGTTGCAAATGCTAAAGTCAACGGCGTTTGTGCCATTCTAGTGCCGCCTGAATCTTCAGAATAACGCATCGAATTGAGCGATATTTCTGCCATTTGTCCTGCCTGCTGACGATCAATAATGCCCTTAATATCGAGTGTCTTTTCTAATATTTGACCGTCTAAAGTTTGAAGATCGTCTTTGTTGATCTCAACTTGTGCAGGAATCCAGAAGTCGTGTTTGCCGACATATTTGACAATGACTTTATTCGATAAATCACTGCCACCATTCATCGATATAGAAAGGGAATCAGCAAGAATATCATCGTCAGTTATATGCGCCACATTGTCTTTTTCTTTGGTGTCGATCTTCAACTTCCATTTTGAATCTGAATGAACCAACTGCCCCCGACAAGTTGCCAAAACATCTGAAATTACCGATTGAATATTTGACCTCTGAAAATACACAATGTTGCATGCCCACTCATTTGCAGCACAGTCATTTTTTGCCTGATTGAATGATTCAAAATCAATATCATCTGATCCAACATTCAATGTGGTTGATAATAGATCAAGCGTAATTTCTGCCGGATTGTTTGAGTATTCAATCGAACCCGTCGCAGTCGCTTCAATGGTTGAAATCTTCTTGCCTTTGGCAATTACTGAAAGATTTGCAAGTGCAACATTTTTGTTTTCTTCAATGTCAAAAACTTGATGCACCAACAAGACGTGAACCCCTTGTGGAATCACTGTGTTTCTGATGCCTAATTCATAGCCAGATTTGACGACATGTTGATCTGTTGGAAACATCATGTCTTTGACTTCGATTGCTTCATCTACATACAAGGTATTGACGTGACAGAATGCAGTGTAGAACTCCACGTCGTCGACTCCGATATATGCCTTATCTTCGTTCATGTAGATCGATTCAAACTCTGTGATCTGATGATCACACAGAACGATGACCGCCCAATAATCGCGATTATATCCATTGGTCGTGCTGTCGGTATTGATGTTGCTTGATGTGTCTTGATAGACAATATTACCGGCAAAACGATTCTGGCCATATATGATCGGCACAGCGCTTGTGTTTGACTTCTGTGTTTGCAGCTTCAAGCCTGCATAAGAATCTGTTCCACTCATGTCGCCCAAGTCTGGCGAAAATGCTGAACCTGCCAGAGAAGAACCAACCAACGCACTGAGTCCAGCATACGCCAAAGCCGTGCCAGACAAGCCAAGGAATCCTGCGGTCATGCCTGCGGCGAATGTGCCGCCTGCCAAATATGATCCAATGCCCGGCGCATAATATGCCAGCGCTAGGCCTGCAATTGTTTTTAACGCCTTACCCATTACGAATCCTCAAGATCAAACAATTATCATCCATCATGGAATGTGTGATTCTTTGGTGATCCTCACTCCATGTCCAAAATGTGAAACGATTGATCGCCACACCACATGAAGTCTTGGTCAAAACAATGTCGTCTTTTTTAGCTTCTTTCACCTTGGTGCAAAAACTTCTAAAGAAACCGACATGCTCTTTCTTAGCAAGAAAGCGTTTTTCATCTGTGACAAATTGATCCATATTGTCAACGTCCAGTGTGTAACCTTTCCAACCTTTCGGCAGCACATATCTGACATTCAAATATTTAATCACCACTGTGAAACAATTGATCATGATCTAACCCTGCCCCAATAAACAGAATCGTTGATCGTATCAACCATCGATGTGAATTCGTTTTGTGAATATGTGCGCGGCGGAAATGGCTTCTGCCAGAATGAAAACTGCGTTGTCAAAGATGCTGACAATGCTTGCGATGTTGCAGAAAATGTATCGATCTTCCCCTTGAATAAAACATAAGAATCAAAGGTGATGCCGGCAGTATCAAAATTCACATTCGGATAAACGCTCGCTTCACCTTCTTGAATCACGCCGAATTCATAATCTTCTGCGCCGAATGTTTGCTCTGGTGGTGTGTAAATCACTCGAACAATTCTTGCATTATTATTGCGCCACTCTGATGCCAAGGCTTCTTGTGTCAATGCGCCATTAATATTATCGATTGTCAGATTGATTGAATCTGATGACATCGACACATCTTCAACCAAGCGATCAAAGCTGATCGGCAGTGGGATGTATTCATTGCCGGCAGACGTCACAAAGATATCATGATCTGTGAAATATAAAACTTCCTTAAACGTGCCATCCAGATTGCGCATCGTAAATTCAAACAAGTGCATCATTGCAAATGCTTCATTGCTTCTGACGTTGTTGCTGATCTGCTTCATGAGATAGCCTCCACAATATCAGCAGACACGTTGTATATTCCGTTGACATCCTTGGAATATTGAAAGCTGTCTTTCATGAAGTATGCTTTTGTCTTAAGATCTTCATCTGGATTGACATAATATTCGCCGCCTTCTTGAGAATATGCACCGTCTAAATCCGACACTGAATAGACCTCTGTGGCAATGCCCGTCGTTCCTTCTTCTGGGATGCCGAAAGTTCCCATGATGCCGCCTTTCTTGCGATAGAATGTCAACAGCTTCAAGAATGCTTGCTCTTGTAATTGCCACCGCAATTGCCACTTCTTGCGAAGTCCGCCTTTGTCCTTGATGTGTCTTGATGATTGCCCAATATTTGAGAAGATTGAGTTGCTCAAATATTCATATTCAACTTGATATGGCGTTGCTTCTGATAAGACGGTTTCAAATGATGTGTCATCTGATTGTATTGGCTCATACGACGACGATTCTGACATCAACGATTGATACTGTGGAAAGTCAAAAAAGACGCTTGAAATCAAAGATATTTTGCCGCTGTACATTTGCGGTATTGACACAGAAAAACGAAACTTTGTGAATGCCCAAACTGACGCATTCATTCCCATCAACTCTGGACGCATGTCGTGCGCTTGTGTTGCATCCACTTTAAATGTGTTTGCGTGGTTCGATTCAAAGTGTTGTTTCAATATTGCAAAATCATCTGCTGTGATGTTGCTGTATGTCAGCGTGATTTCAACTGACGGTATAGAATTCCCCACGATGCGTTGTGTTGATCCAGAGTTATATTCAATGGATGCGCCTTGCTTCAGCCATTCTTCAAACTGAATGTCCTTGTGCTTGCCGAATAATACCTCTGTCAGATCGTTCATTAAACAACCTGCTTGATGGTTCTTCTGACTGATCCATTGCCAGTCAATGACGCATTAATGATTGATTCAATCGTGCCGCGGTGCGATGTCAAATACTGATTAAAGGATGAAGCATCGATGGCAGACACGTTGAATGTGATCTGCGCTTGAACCACTTGCCCGGTCGATGCGTTCAACTGGTGGTTCGGAATGATCGTGCCACGCACACCATCTGGCACAAATAATTCTGCACCTTTCTCACCAACGATCGATGTTCTATTTGATGGCGGTCGTCCACCCTTGGCAAACTTTTTCCCAGTTAGTCCGGATATGTCCATGCCAAAAGAATTTTTCAAAATACCAAGCATCATCATTCGCATTTGTAACTTGATCAGATCTGCGACCAAACCTTTGATCATACTTTTGAATGCACCTTTGACACCCATGAACGTGTCTGTCAATCCGCTTTCTAAACCCGACAAGGCTTTTGATGTGATGCTTTCAATTGTCAACGTGCCTTTCTTTGCGGTTTCAATGTACTTGTCAAAACCGAGTTTCATCTTATCCCAGAGCGTCGGCGCTGCCACAAGTTTATTGTTCAGATTCTGCGCTTCTTCACCTGCTGCTGCAAGCGCCATTGCCTGCTCTTTTGTCGTGCGCAAATTTTTCAAGTTGTTGATTGAGTTCTGATAATTAACGCGCTCAATCGCCTTTGAAGAAGCCTTGACCAGTTCCAATTCGTCGTGTAATTTAACCCACGCGCCAGACATCGGGAATGGTTTTGATGGATCTGTGTTTTCTCTGATCTCCTGAATATCTTCTTCAATGTCTTTGATCGTGCGCAGTCCGCCCAATGCTTCTGGTATTGTCCTGCGGAAATCATTCAAACTATTGATCGAATTGATCACTGCGTTTGATATATCTTCAAAGCCTTGAATGATTGCGATTGATGCGTTGATCACACCATTTGCCATTTGTCTTGCAAGTTCAGCAACGCCGCCAGATTCTTTGATTTTGAATTCTGCCCACTCTCCGATCTTATCGGTAACACCTTGAATCAATGGCGCAAGTCTGGCGACCGCTTGATGAAATACCGATGTCAAATATGATGATAGTCTGGTGATTGCATCATTCGCAGATTCAACACCTGCAACTAATTTTCGACTCATGACCAGTCCAAGTGAATCGGCTTCACCCATGAGATCGTGCATTGCTTCCGATCCATCTTTCAAGATGTTGACCATGCCTGCACCACGCGCACCGAATAACTTATATATCAAATCGGTTCGTTCAGTTGATTCGCCAAGATCTTGAGTGACATCTGCAACGTCTGCCAATACATCCATCACATCACGCATTGATCCAGTTGAAAGATCCTTTGCCTTGATTCCATACTTGACAAATTCGTCCAATGCTTCACCAGTACCACCGGCAACGTCTGCCATATTGACTGCTAGTTTCTGAATGGCTTTGTCAAGTTTGGTTGACTCCATGCCACCGATCGATGCGGCATATCTTAATCTTGAAAGATTCTGAACAGTCACACCAATGACACTGGACATCTTGCCCAGATTGTCGGTTGCATCCATTGACCGCTTGATCAGAAAACCGAGTCCGGCAACACCGGCAACGGCGATCATTCCCGATCGTAGGGATAAAAGAGATCCTGCCAAACCTTTGAGCGACATACTAAGTTTTTTGAGCTTTCTCAAGCCCTTGACTTTCATGCTTAGAACATATCTACCCAGTGCTGCTACTGCCATTCCGTTCGCCCTTTAATTCAAAATATGCCGCCCATGCGGTCAGTTCAATCGTTGTCAATTGCATGATCTCAATCAGAGATTTGTGCAAATGTTCGCCCAGTTGTAACATGAAGAACAGATCATTATCTGCCCCTATTTCTTTTTTATAGTTTCATGATCCGGCTGCCCCTCAAGAATCTTGTTCACGACATCGCCCATTACTTCTGGATCATATTCGCGCATCAACTCGGTCATGTCTTTTTCAAGCCAGATTCTTTTGCCATCTTCTTTTAGAGCGCGGATCACCAGAACCATCGCCACTGCTTTCGCATGCTGACCAGATTCATACAATTGCATGATCTTGCCTTGGTCTAATGCGCACACCACTTTGCGAAAGTAAACTTTGCCGCCCCATTCTGGCACGTCAATTGATTGCAGATCGCCAGAGATCAATTCTCTGAAGTGTGCTTTTCCGTTCTCTTTTATTCCCATATTAAGCCGCAGCCGCTGGACGTAATACGCCCGATCCTTGGAATGAAAATGAAACTGTGACAAGTCCTTCGGCTTCCGCACTGGTTGAAACACTGGTGATGGTGATGTCACCCTCACGTCCGGCAACTGAATCGCCTGATGGATAAAATTTGACTGTCAACTCTGCGCCATTAGTTAGTGCGGATTGACCTGCGTCGGTGGTGCTAAATTCAGCTTCAGCAGAACCCGTCCAAGATGTCTTGCCACTGGTGAATGTTTTTGCAACATCGCCCATTCTGGTTGTTTCAATCGTGTCGCATGTTTCGTCAAATTGCCATCCGGTCAATTCTTCAATCACTGTTGTGCCAGCTTTAACAACGCCGGCTGATCCTTTAACTATTGCCATTTTTATTTACTCCGTTTTTTGTTTTATTATTTTTTTTGGCTGCCGCTTTTTCTAGCGACCAACCGCGCTTTGTTGCAAGTTCCACTTGCGATTCATGAACCATGATCGATTCTTTTTCTTTAAACATTAAAGGCATTGATCACCCCCTTATTAAATTGTCGTTGACACATCGGTTTTGTCCACTCTATAAAGTGCGCCAAAACGAATAGTCATCAACCCGACTGGCTTCTCGCCCTCGCCATTTAGTTCGACGTCCATTCCTTGATAATCAAAATCAAGGCATGTGCCATTCAATGTGGTGTCATCATTTGCAAAGATTGCTGATTCAACCTCTGTCGCTATTTGATCAAGCTGATCATCGACATTAGTATTCGCTTTCACCCTTGCTTCAATCACCACGCTTAACATGCGCGTTTGTTTCATGCCCATTGATTCGTCAACCGTTTCTTCGTTCAGCGCATAGATCGCTAAAGACGGCACGACCTCATGGTCATAGACTCGCGAAGTGAACACAGTTGATCCAGTGGTTGCCAAACCCGTCAAGGTGGTTTCCAGTTGGTCTGTGATTTGCTTGCGTGCGCTCATTGTTCTTCTAGTATTAAGTTTGTTAATCCAAAACCGTCGGCCTGCTTGCCTGCGATCTTATATGTTTTTCGGTTTATTTCTAAAGAATGACCATGTGCCAAATCTTTGACATCTGCTGTCTGTGCCAGAAAGACTGGATGGAATGATTCAACACCTAAAGCGTCAACATATTCTTGCGCGAATATTCCGGCAATGGATGTCGCACCCGTGTCTGCTTTGTCAGCCAGTTCGTCAGTGTCAAAAAATTCAGATAGATCTTCAGTCATTTCTTTTTCTTCTTCTTTGCTTTCAGCTTTGCTTTCGGCTTTGCTTTCGGCTTCTCAATCGGCAGTGTTGCCCATCCTTTAGAAATAAACCAATTCCCGATGTCCATACTCGTGTCAACCAGATCGCCTTGTCTAACGTCTTTACCGTCGATAACTGTTTGTCTTTGTATTTCAATCTTCATTGGTTTACCTTTTTCAAGTTGACCACCACCGATTAAAGCGGCAGCCAATTTTGTTGTTAGCAATTAAGCGCCTTTACAGAAAGACTGTGCATGCTTAACAGCAACGTCAACATCTGTGAAGATGCCCACTGTTAATGCACCACTTGTTGCGCTGCGCTCGGTAACAACTTCAACCGCACCGAATTGACCTAAGATCAAATCAGAGAAGTTGCCGAAGATTGCCGTGCCTGCTGCAAGCTGTGATGTTGTGCGTACTTCATAGCCATTCACTGTGTTGCCGTCTGCTACAAATAGACCAGAACCTGCATCCTTTTGAGTGGTTTTCATTGCACCTAACATTGCCGGTGTTGTGATGTATGACATAGAACCGCCGCTTGCATTAGCTGCTGCAATCGATGTTTCCATTGCAACCATTTGTGCGAAAGTTGGCGCACCATCTGTCAAGTCAACTGATGAAATGCCGGACGTATTCAAGATGCCATTCGGCACACTTGAGTCTGTCGCACTGTCACCTTGTAAAGCAGCAGAATCAATCGCTGCTGCAATGCCAGAAGATAAGTCGTTGCGTAATACTTGCTCAACCGATGGATCTGATTGGTTCATTAGGGTTCTCGAAATATCAACATAGCCAGCCACAGTGTGCGGTGATAAAGTCACTTGTCTGAATGTTGGCGCGCCTGCTGTTGGTGTGCCGTTCTCTGCTACCCAGTGAACATTCGTCGTTGAATCAAGTGCAGGGATTGCCACGTTGCCTTGTAGGTTTGACATGAATGTCGCACCGGCTGCGTCAACAACTAAGTTCGCACGTAAAGCGTCAATGAATGAATCACCATAGTGATCAGTAGCGACGATTGATGTGTGTGTGCCTGCTGTCTGCGCACGTGAATTCCATTGCATGTTTGCAGGGATAAAGAAACCACCGTTGCTTGAACCGATACGCTTTTCAATATCAAGCGACACTTCACGCTCAAGACCTGCGCCAGACCAGTCACCGATTGAGTGCGCTTTTAATGCTCTCAATAGTGAGTATTGACGTTGTTCTTTTGCGCTCAAGTCAACATCGTCAACACGTGCTTCAGGTGCTTTCGGTGTTGCTGCTGTGATTTTCTCTAATGCAATTTGACGGAACACGTCAAGCGGTTTGCCACTCTCAATGAATTGTCTTGCAATTTCTTTTAGTTGTGGATGCTGATCAGCAATTGCACTGATGCCTGCAACGCGTGTGCGTTCCATGTCACGTGCTTCTGATCTTACTTCTTCCACGTTGATTGTTTTATCTTCGCTCATTTTGATTTCTTCCTTTAAATTTTGAATTGTTGTTAAGTTGTCACCCTCTGCGGATCTACCGATTCCCACATTAATGTCTGCCGGCGTTGACACGACTGACACTTCATACGGTTGCCAATTGGTTGCACGATAGGTTTCAACATCGTCGTTGTTGCCCCTTGAATCCTCAAGAGTCATCTCATGAATTCTGTATCCGACTGAGATGTTCTGTCGAATACCGTCCATCACATCCGCAAAGATTTCTTGCCCTCTGGTTGACTTTGAGAATCGAACGACTGCCCGTCCTTTTCCACCTGCCACCGTTGCGCTTTCCACTATGCCGATTTGATCGCTTGTGTTGTGATCCATGAGAAGCGGCGCACCAGATTCCAAGCGCCCCAGATCGACTGATTCAGGCGAGTGATCTAACACTTCCAT